CCCATCATTGTAGGATTTCCAGTTCGTCGTGCGGTAGCGGGTGGGTTCAGGCCTGGTCATGGCAGGCCCTTAACCCGCTGGACCACTCCAGTGAATCCTTCCGAGGGCAGAGTTCTGCAACAACGCCATCCAGACCCAGTGCAGACGCGAAGCTATGAGTGCCATATTCCAGAGAGGAGAATTGTAGAGGGCGTAGCACTTGTTCGATATAATCGCCCCTGGCGGAAGGAGGCCGCATGGCAAACTTTCACGGTTCTCAGAACTAATCGCGGGCACCACAATAGTGCGCTCTAGTCCGGTTTGCCGTACTTCGCCAAAACGATACGGCACGCTTGCGAGTACCTGAGTTGTGGGGCGACTGGATGCCGCACGTTGCGCCCGAACTGCAGAAAACCTCTCAGCTAGCCACGTGTTGGAAGAGGCCCTCTCTTTATCAGCTTCACAAATCCAAATACAGCGCCTTTCAGTCCCGCGAATATATTCTTGCGATCCAATAAATGGGCGGATAAATTCAGCTGGCACCTTGTAACGCTCGATTGCATTCGCCGCCTCTGCCACTGACAATAGTAGGTTTCCGCCGTCGTTCGGCATATTCCCGAAGCTCATTTCATCTAGATTTGAAATCGACTTGGTCGCAGGTCTTATGATTACATTAGGCCCAGAAATGAGGTAAGGACTTATATTTGCAACCTCTCTGAGGGTCACCTCCCCATCTGGACCTTGAGAGTAAAGCCGGCGCACGGCGCTAGCGCGATTACAGATGCCCACTATTACCACTGTTACGCCAGCATTGTGCGAAGCGAGGTTTGCCCACTTGAATGACTGTTGAGCAAAGAAGATCTCATGGCCTCTCTCAAATAAGAGAGACCAGAGTGTTTCAACTTGTCGCCCTTGGCATATTGAGTTTGTAGACACCAATGCTGACGCTGTGGGAGTACTTACTCCAAAATCTGCGGCCTTCATAAACCAGCCCGCTACATAGTCGAGCGACTTCCAGTTGCTTGTACGGCCCTCAAAGATACGCCGAAGATCCTCTTTTTGCTCGGCGCTTTGCCATTGGCTTCCCAGGTACGGAGGATTGCCACAAATATAAGTTTCGCCGCCCTCGTTCTCGAAATCGATCTGAGCCTGTTCTAGCGGTGTGTTGAACAAGTCATCGGCCTGGAACTTCACGCCCGTTCCGGTCGGTGGGCAGATCGACAGCCAATCCAATCGCAGCGCATTGCCTTGAGTGATCCAGTTCTGTGCGTCGAGCGGCAGGAATTCAGCTAACGCCTCCTTCTGCCCCCGATAGAGCACATCGCACTGGAACTCAGCGATGATGAGCGCCAGCCGGGCAATTTCGGCTGCAAAGTCCCGCAGCTCGATCCCTCGGAAGTTGGTCAGCGGGATATCAGTATGGCGCTGGGGTTCTCCCCGCCGACGGTTGATCTCCGCCTCGATCTCCCGCATCTGCTTGTAGGCGATGACGAGGAAGTTGCCGGAGCCGCATGCCGGATCGAACACCCTGATCTTTGACATGCGGTTGCGCAGGTTCAGGAGCTTGCGGGGGCTCTCGCCTGCTGCTTCCAGTTCCGCACGCAGATCATCTAGGAACAGCGGGTTCAGCACCTTCAGGATGTTCGGTACGCTCGTGTAGTGCATACCAAGCGCCGATCGCTCGTCCTCGTCGGCAACGGCCTGGATCATCGAGCCGAAGATATCGGGGTTGATGCGGGTCCAGTCCAGATTGCCGATGTGCAGCAGGTAGGAGCGCGCAATCCGGGAGAACCTCGGCACATCGGTGTTGCCGGAGAAGAGCCCGCCGTTGACATAAGGGAACCGATCCGCCCAGCGCGGGGTGCCGGCAGCTGCTCGATCAGCCACCTTGGTGTTCATCGCTTGGAAGACTGCGCTGATGACCTCATGCGTGTTTGCGCCGTCCTTAGCGCTCATCTGATCGATGGTGGTCGTGAAGATCCGCTCACCAGGGAAGATGTCGGTGTCTTCAGCGAAGAAGCAGAAGATGAGCCGCGCCATGAAGTGGTTCATATCGCGGCGGCGCGCTGCGGTGCCCCAGTCAGGGTTGTCCTTCAGGAGTTCCACGTACAAGCGGTTAAGGCGACCAGTCGCCTTGATGTCGAAGGCGCTTTCGCGGATCTGCTTGACGGTGGTGATCCCGGCAAGCGGCAGGAAAAAGCCGAAGTGGTCCGGGAAGTCAACATACCGGCAGGCGACAGTTTCGCCGCTGCTCAGGTCCTCCGCCTCGAAGTCCGTGCCGTCGGTGGCGAGGATGAACTTGGCCTTGGCGCGCGTTGTGGCCGGGCTCTCACGCAGCGCGGCAAGCGTTGGTGCCACCTGACCTGCCGCACAGGTCGCGATATGGATGTTGTTTGTTTGGAGCACGCCGCCGAGATCGGATTTATTGGTAGCGCCAGTGCGTAGGCGCTTCAGCGTTGTTTCCTTGTTCCCGAAGGCGAGGAGGAAGGCGTAGGGAAACTCGCCTGGGTCAAACGGCTGCTCGGCAAGCTCGGAAATGGCTTGTTCAATCTCAACGGCGTTCATTCAATCTTCCAAAGCTTCGTTAGACTTCCCGCAGACGCCGCCCTACGTGCCTCGCGTTACGGTGACGACGGTAAGCAGCGCGCGCCCCACGCTCAAGCAGGCATGATGACACGTCCACGGCAGCAGGCCCCTATCGGCGGGGCTTTGTACGTAGCTTTCAGAGACACTAGGAGCCGGATCGATCCTACGGCACTCTCCTTACAAAGGTACAGGAAGCTCTATTAAGCACTCACGGGACGGCATCCCGTACGCCTGGTCACGAGGAGCCGAAAGGTGTGATCGTCGTGCGCGAGAGGCCTCAGTGGCCGCTGTGGGGCTCTGTGAGCGCATGTGCCACCCTCACCACTCGACTTTAGCAAGCAAGCACACCGTCTAGCCTTCCACCTTGCCTTAAACAATCAGCAGAGCGGCACCCACGATCGCAGGGCTCTTCAGCGAGGCCAACGCTCACACGAGCCCTTTGAAAGAAAGGTGTTCAAACCGGCTAACTTGCGCGTCCCTCAGGTCAGTCAGCTGACCGCACCGCCTCCGGAGCATAGAACAGACAAAAGACCTGACCGCCTGGAAGTTAGGCAGGAAGGAGGTGGACTGAAGCAGCTTTCAGCAAGTTCATACGCCTTACAGGTAGTTGCCGCTCAGCTCATGTTTGCCTTGCCGTGGGCGCAGCCATAAACCAAATGAAATCCTCGTAAAATCTCGCAAATCTCTCCGTCCAAGTATCGTCTCTAGATCTCCTATGGAACTCTGCCATAGCTCGACCAGAGTTGAGCAATTCAGATGCGAACCGAGGACCAAGACCTTGTATTTTTATAGTATCTAGCTGCTCCTGCTCACATGCAAACAATCCGCTAAACCACTCTAACACCGATGACGGAAGCTCACCATTAATCACTTTATCTGCGGTTTTAGCACCATCAAAGCCACCTTTTAAGTCAAGATAGGACCAGGCGTCGTGCCCGACACCAACGCCGCTCCGCTGCTCGATATCCTTCACCGCCCGCACGAGCGGATTGTCCGCGTGCCCAGCAATAACAGCGCACGAAAGCGGAAGAACATTTTCCGCCTCGTGGCATGGAAGGACATCGGCAATAACCAAGCAATCATCTCTACCATACAAACGATCCCGGCATGACAAGAGACCTTTTCCAGTGGCTCCTAATGCTCCACCCGGTACTACGCGGTCGCTATCGGCGATCGCCGCGACAAAATACCCGTGCACCGCGGCATGCTCGAATACTTTCCCCATCCCATTTCCGCCGGAATGGATGGGTTCGAAATTAAAGCTAGGACCCCCGACGATCCGCCGAGAGAAATCTAAAGCTACTTTATGCAATTCAGCATCTATGCCGATGTCTTCAACAACAAGGCGGGTCTTCGAGGTAACAAAGCTGTTTAAACACAGGAACTCAATGCCTACAAACAGTCGCTGACCAACCCTCCTCTGAAACCCTGAACTACCCTCCACAATAACACACTGAACTTTATCAGAGCGGATTAAATCACCCCGTGAAGCATATTGTTTTGCCAGTCTATCAATCCTCGCCCTGACGTAGTTTGGCCAAGCGAAGTTTTCCAGCAGCCAGGTCGCCTCTGGTCGTCGCAGAATGAAATAGTGATCTCCTCTAGTATCCGCGTCGACAAGGCGGATCACAGCCTCTTCAATCCGATCGTTTAGATCTGGCGACCAATTACGCAATCCGTCATCAAAATAGAGTATCATGAATAATTGAAGAACCCGTGCGGCCAGCCCTTAAGGACCCCCTCCGAGTTGAACCATGCAGAAGTTATAATAGGAGGCGAGTTGAGATCATCGTCCGCAGAGAATACGGCAATCTCCACGCAGTCAGAAGGTATGCGCCCTTGTTCGATCAGCTCACCCAGCCTGTTTATAAGCGCCTCACTATGCGTCTCAATCACTAGTCGGATATTCCGGCGCCCATCATTGTCACCGCGCTCAACAATCGCAGCGAAAACATCGGCGAGTTTAGCTTGGTGAGCCGGATGCAGGTGAAGCTCCGGCTGCTCAATTGCAACAAGTCGATGTCCTCCACGAGAGAACATCTGCCGCTGCTGCCGTATCGCGGACCCACGGGCAATCGACCACAGGACCCCTAAGACTGGAAGTATCTGGGAAACACCATAACCCGTGTCAGTGACATTTACGTTACCGGTGTCTGTTGTCACATGAATACTTATGTGCCCTTCGGTGGATGTGATGTTAACACCGAAGCCGAATATGCTATTTACGAAGTCGGAGAAGTCTTGTCGTTCCCCCTTTAGAAGCGACGCGAGATACATCGGGAAGTTCTCCCCAGACGGCGCTATCTCAGAGACGGCGAGCTCCTGATTTCTGTAGTACCTTTCACTCGCGGCTCTTGCCGGACCCATGTAGGTCGTTCCTCGAAAATACGTTTCTAAAACTTCCTCAAGAGCTTCAAGCACGCGCATAGCTCTGGCGAACCGAGCGATCCGGTACAGTTCTTTATAGTTCTCGTCCGCTGACTGGCGTGCACGGCGGTAAAAATCAGTCATTGCGGTTGTAGTCGCCGAATTCTGAAGCTGTTCCAGAGTAGCGTCGGATATAGGGCCGCCTTCAAGAATGCGCCGAGCTTCCACTCGAAGCGTCTTTTCCTTCAATCGCTTGTCGGCCTTTCCTTTCAGGTAGGTCAGTAGCTGATCGAATATCAGATCGTAGGTAGAAAGGAACGCCCTTCGCTCTTTGGATTTAGAAACATATGCAGGAACTGCGAAGAGGGAACCCGGATTTACGAACTGCTCGTAATTACTTGTGAACCGGCTCACGTCCTCAGAGTTAAGCAGAAGCCGATAATCCGACGAGCCCTTTCTCATGGCGATATCCACATCGATATCTTCATTTGGGATTGCGAGCTTAATACCTTTGAGATACGTGGCATCTCTCGAAGCAGATACTACGTATTGAACCTCTAGGTCTTCTATCCTTGTCGGCGGAAGTTGCGTACCATATCGATATATCTTGCGGGGGTCGATAAATAAGCCCTGAACCCTGAACTTAAAGGCACATTCATCCCGTCCGGTCGCCCCCTGAACCGCAGTCTTGAAATCTCCGAAATCGACATACTTCCCGTACCACAAAACTGGGGCGCTGGAAGGTGTCTCCACAGACTGCCGGATGAGGGGTAACGCCCTAAGAAACGTACTCTTGCCCGCACTATTCCGCCCTATCAAAATCGTTATAGGCTTGATGGGTAAATAAGGCATATCAGTAATGCGGCGTATGTTCTTTATTGCTAATGAGATTTCCAATACTTGGCCTTTTGCAGTATGATACCCGAAAGTTCTGGTTTGCAGGACGTCGCTCGTTAAGTGGGAAGCTTTTCCTAAGAGATGTTTGTTTTCACTATTTTTGGATGTGTCAAGGGCGGCGGGTTGATCAACGCTGCTCTCGTGCTGGAGCGGGCTACGTCGGTTGTTTAGTCACCCCTGCCCCTTACCCGTTGGGGATAGGCCATCAATGTTGACGTGGCCTGCCGATCACCGTCTTCGTGATGTGGCAAGTCCAGTGTGGGTGCAGTGGCTGATCGATCCTGTTGTCGCTCTGTGGTCCCATTATACTGGGCAGCAGACATGGTCGCACTCGGGCTGACGGGCTGTTGTATAGTTTAGCGACGCTTCTCCCCTAAGCGTTTGGTCATGCACTTCCTCCACTTGGTAGACAGCACATTGGCTCTTTCTCACGTACAGCCAAAAACGCTGCTAGAAGCTCGCATGCTGGGACGTTCGTCAAGGATGGTGACGCAGCGCGACTACTTTCTGGTAGACATTCGCCTGTTGGTAGCTCGACCCCAAGCCGCCGCGCCAGCAGCCTCCGGGCCTGATCACGCTCTGAGAGCCGCGAGGCAGCCCCGTTCCGCTGTTGATCCGCACGGCTTTCCAGCCGCTTAAGGCGTCGCCGCGTGATCATCCCAGGCTTGCCTCCAGACGCTCCAGACGCTGGGCCAGATCCGCGGTTTCACATGTCCGCCGGTAGGCATCGATCAGACCCATGACCTGCGCACCTTCGCCCGGCGTCAGATCGCCGCGCGACACGGCCTGGACAACTGCGCCCGCGGCAGCCACGGCGTCGGCAGGCGTCTCCAATGCGGGGACCGGGAAATCGACGTGGCGCCCCTTGGGCGCGGGTACCACGCGATCGAGGCAAAGCTTCAGGGCCGTGGGATCCCCGCCAAGCGCAAGTTCGATCGCCCGGCGGGTCAGTCCCTCGGCCTCGCCGTCCAGTAGAGACTGAGCAATCCGAGTTGTCCTGTTCACCGCGCCCTTCGGCCGGCCGGGTGCACCCTTGGCAAATCTGCCGTCCTTATTTCTGCCGTTCTTTAGGGACACATCTGCCTCCACGCGCCATTCCAATTGACGAAGGTATTATACCAAGTGAGCGTCAGACAGATAGTCCCTCAAGGGTCCTGTCAAGGCGCCGATAAGCCTTAGTGGGTGCTCGCTAAACTGACAAGTGACGATCGTGACGTTTCAGGGGGTGTTTTCCATCATCCGCCATATATGGCACATCACCTGACAGTTTCCGCGCCAAGGGTAGACTACCATCAGTAACGTCACCATCATCTTTCTCTCCCACATCGTAATCATTTATGCACAATATTTCAGAAGACTTTTCTTATACTGTAGCGCACACCTCCGCTACTCTTACCCCATTTTAGCAGCTTGAGCCCACCAGCCACCCGATCTACACGATTTTTTAACACATGCCCGAGAGACACTGAATTAATCTTGTCATAATTTATCGTTTTTGGCGATATCTCGCGAACAGCTTCAACCAACATCCCTTGCGGCGTCCCTCCAACAGTTAGGCCAAATTCTTCCACTTGCTTGCAGACGTCATTGCAAAGAAACGTTTCTTCGCCAAAAATTTCACTCAGAGCACAAAAAAGACGTTCAACAGCATCTTCTTCAGGGTCATTTTCCTGTGCTTGCAGGATCAGCAGCATTGGATCGCCATACTCACCGGCCATCAACTGCTTCCCGCACCACAGTACCGTTTGCCTGACCAGATCATCCCAGTCCTCGAATGACGCCACGCGATTAGGGCTGGCCGCTTCTCCATGTAGCAGCGCGGCTCGGATCAACGTGCACGCAGCCACAACCATTTCCTGCCGGTTCTCCCGCACATAGGTGAGGGGGTCCAGGTCAAAGCGCCGGGCAAAGGGATTTTGCATTCCTGCATCAATGCGGGACACGATCACTCGCCGTGTCATGTCGCCAACCAGCGACATGTTATTTCCCGTCATCAGCATAAGGCAGCGATTTGGGAAGCTCGCATACTCACTCACTCCTAGAACTCGATCGGCAACGGCAGACCCCGTCAGAAACGCTGCGAGCGCCGGGCTGTCGAACGTGCCGACCACGTTATCCCACACCACTGCGCGCCGTCCGGTACGCCCAATCGTGACCAGCCGCTTACGGATCTCATCCTCGTCCCGAACGTGCGGCCACACTTCACTTTCATCACCCGTAAGCGCCGCAATGCATTGCGCAAGCAGGGTCTTGCCGCTTCCCCGAGCCGGAGCTTCAAACCCGAATGCTGGAGCAGACCGCAAGGCTGGACGAACCGCAGCTGTCAGCAGCGCGGCGAGCATCGCGCCGCGGGCCAGTTCGTTCACAAATGGAAAGTCTCGGAAGGGCTGCATCAGGGTTACAAGCGCTTTGTGGGCTTCCGCTAGCGTCGGACTATCGTTTACTCGCCCTTGCAAGGTCTTCGGCATGTCCAAGAACAACCGTGTCCGTTCGTCATATCCCGGTCGGTCTAGAACCGTTCCATCTCTCCTGATGACGGGCGCGGTCACGACTGCCTCCAGCCGCTTCAACCCACGGGCCTCCTTCAGCGCCAAGAGTTGCTTTACCATGTTCCCTGGCGGATCGCAGGGAACATGACTGCGCGAACGACCATCATACTTCTCAAATGCAACTTTTCCTCCGATATAATAGCTGGCCAAAGCTTCGGACATCGTATGGATCTTGCCATCGTCAATAAAAACCAGGTCTGGCCCATAATCATAAGCGAGCGGATCGTTCCGCAGAATTTCCACCACTTGATTAACCGCGTCGTTCATTCTGCCCGCCGCGATCCGGACGGTTGCGCGCCGTCCCTCTAAGCGCCAACGGCTGCCCCCGTGCGCAAAGCTGAACAGCGCAGGCTGCGGCTGCATCAGAAACAGCTTCCCGGTGGCTTGTCCCCCATACGCCTCTGGGTCCAATGGGTCCCGGGTCTTCAATCCGTCCCATTGTTCCGGTTCTGCCAGCACCTCGCCAACCGTAATCCGTACTGGCTCACGCTGCCCTTCGATCTCCACCAGCAACGGAAAGTTATGAGGCAATGAACCGGCGAGCGCTCGCCTGACAGAGGCACGAGCCGCCTCCTGCGCCGCTAGGTCCGAGCCTGCCGCCGCAACAGCAGCCGCCTCGCGCTCTGCCGCAAAGGTGCTGCGCTGCATGTCGGCAGCACCCCGCATGGCCTCCCTTGCTGCCGCCTTGAGCGCTGTCACACGCTTGCGCTCAGCCTCGGTCAATTCAGCCAGCGCAATCCGCGTATCGATCACCTCGACAGCCCCTGGTACGCGCACCGGCTTACCGCGTCGTTGCTCCAGGCCGCCGCGGCACTCCGATCCACCTGCAAAGTCCAGGCGGTTCGTCTGCCAAACACTCGTGTCAATCAAGGTTCGTTCGAGCAGAGAGCCGGACTTGCTCACGGCGAAATAGCCATGTCCTGCAAGCCACAGCCTATCCGCCAAGACCTTGCCGGCACGTGGGATGTCGGCGGCATCATGCACTAGGAACCACAACCGTTGTCCCTTGACGCCGCGCAACTCCACGTTCCTGTGCCAAATACATGAACCGGCAGAGGGGAACCAAAGCGCAGCCACATCCGAGAGACCGGGCGCGGCTCCTCGGATCGCTGCAACCAGCTGGTCACGGTCAAGCGTCTGTTCGTCGTTCTGGGGATCATAGTCCAACATGAGGACACCGCCTCCGGACGGCCAGCAGTACATTTCCTTTGTGCGGGCTGTTGCTCCAGTCGCGTCGCCCAACCGATCGAATGTGGCTCTGTCGTAAACATCGCGCGCTCCGTTCCGTGGGATCCCATAGGTCAGCGCCTGTGCGGGCGTCAGCGCTAATGGGATCTCAGCCAGATCGTCAAGGTTGTTGACCAGTCGTGTTTCTTGGGTTCCGCGCGTCATGTTGCCGCCGGGCTCTTTCACCAAATCTCCGTCCGGATTGAGATAGAATGCCTTACTGATCCGCGCCGGCCGCACTGATGTCAGGATGGAAACTGACGCGGCAAAATCAGCGGGTTCCTTGATCGCAAACTGCGGCTGAGCATTCATGCCACATACCCTCATGTTGACATAGAGGCATTTATTCTATTCTGACTTCCTGCACGCGAAGGCGAGCAGAGGCATTACGGTTTTACTTCGTGTTTGAATTTGAATGCTAACCCAGGATCCCGACAGCTTAAATCCACCCCAGACGGAGCCGCTCTTGCGCGTACGGGATTAAGGGCAGCGAGATTGCTTCTTGTTGCGCGCCACTCTCATATAATCATATAACTGCAGCGCCTCTCGCCGTCGATAACGCAGGGATTTAGGTTGCTTATGATGCGGCCAGTTCCGTGGCATCAACCAATTGCGGGGAACTTTTCTTCCTTGCCAGATAAATTCTTGGCGTAGAAATTCTATTAGCTGCTCCTTCTTAGCGGGAGACACTTTATAATATTCGACAGCTTCCATGAGCGTCGCCCTTTCAGCCATCGCGCTTAACGTGTTGACAAATCTGGACTGCCAACTCGCTTGCGACAGAAAGCGCTGCTTTTGGGCGTTAAACTCATCAGGCGACAGCTTGGAGTTTACAAGCTTACTTATATCGGTCATGCTACCACCTGCGATTTCCAGCTCTGCAGCTCCGACCACAGCCAGCGAGACATTCCGTTGGAAAGCTTGTAAGGTTTGGGCAAACGTCCTTTTTTTGCCATATCCCAAACCGTCGATTTATGGCAGGACAACCATGCTGCAACTTGCCGATCCGTCATCCATTCCGGATGAACTTGAGGCTGCTTATCGTCGCGATCCCGGATGCGCGGCGGAATAGCGGTGTGGCCTGTTCGGCGAATGTGGAACTCCTGGCTCATGGGGACACCTCACTGGCTAGAATTGATCCCTATCTGTGCCGATTGCTGGCTCCGATCAATACCAACTATCCTGGGATGCATTCACTTAAATCTGTTAATAAGCGATTATTGCGCGAAAAATAAAAGCGGCAGGGTTTTTTCCTGCCGCTTCAACAAAAGATTGAAGATAGAAAGTTTTTAGCTCGTGAGATAATCAGCCCAATCTTGCATGAGATGTCGCCGCTTTTCCAGAGCCGAGCTCCGCCGGTATGCTTTTTCAACCGCTCCCAAACTGTGCGCTAGGGACTGTTCAATGACCTCGCGAGCGTGTTCAGTGTGATCACCCGCCCAATCACGAAAACTTGAGCGAGCAATGCCGTGTGCCGTAGCCACACGTCCGCCCGCCTTCGGATCGCGCCATCCTTCTCGCCCCGCGGCAATCTCGCCGGCGTCCATTTTTCTTATCAGCGTTGTAAAGGCCATGTCGGTCAGCTCCCCGCCCTTGGGCGCGGGGAACACAAGAGGGTTGCCCTTATGCTTGGTGAGCCCCTGCAGCAGATCCAAGGCAGCCCTCGACAGCGGGACGATATGCTCGCGCCTGGTCTTCATCCGAGTGGCTCCTACTGTCCACAGCGCGCGCTCCAAGTCTATCTCCTCCCACGTTGCTCCCCGAACCTCCCCCGATCGAGCGGCAGTTAGCAGGGCAAATCGCAGGGCGTCCGCACCGCCGCCCCTGCGAGTTGCCAGGGCTCGCCAAAAGGCCGGGAGCCGCTGCACCGGCAAAGCAGGGTGATGCTCCACCCGCTGCACCTTGGATCGCTTTGCAAGCAGTAGTTCCAGCCCGCCCTTCCAACGCGCCGGGTTCGGAGCATCCTCGGGTCGGTGCCCGGCAACTGCGGCCGCGTCCAGAATACGCTCGATCCTCCCGCGCAACCGAGAGGCCGTTTCCGTCCTAATTGCCCATATCGGCTCAAGTACAGCCAGCACGTCCCGCAAGGTAATCGCGGCAACATCCATAGTGCCCAGCGTTGGAAATGCATATTTTTCGAGCGTGTTCCGCCATTGTTGCCGGTGTTTCGGGTTATCGAACTCCACCAACTTGCGGGATAGGTAATCCTCGGCGGCGGCGCGAAACGTCTGCCCCTTCGCAAGCTTCGCCTTCGCGTCTTGCCGTTCCTTTGCCGGATCCGTGCCCAGCCGAACCTGCGCCAACATGTCACGCGCTGCCTCGCGCGCTCCTGAGAGGGGTACGGTCGGATAGCTGCCCAACCCCACGTCACGGCGTTTGCCACCTATTGTGGTGCGCATGATCCACGACCGCCCCCCGGTTGGCGTCATGTTCAGATAAAGGCCCGTGACCCCGCCAACCGCGACCATCTTGGGTCTGTCCGGGGCGGGCAAGCGTTTCACGTCTAGGGCTGTCAGTTCCCTCGTTTGTGCCATCATCCTTCCCCACAATCGGCATCCTTCCCCACAGAAATAGATGCGATTGATTAAGACACAAGTCGACTGATCAGGACTGTGGTTTTTATAACTTACTGAAATATCCTCCATATAGCAGTCGCAATACGTCGGCATCAGTCGGTTAAGGCGGCCACCCTCTCCGCCATTCTTTCTTTTAGTTTTTTGATTTTTCTGCTAAAAATAAAACGCTGTTGCAAGCACCCATCAACAAACCTGCATAGTGCAAAATGATGGGGCCGAGGGTCCGACTCCCCCGGTCCTCGACGCCGCGCCAGGGGAGAACACCCAGCCGCGTCCTGTCGGCGTTTGCCCACTGTCCGACTAACGGGGACGCTTTGGGCTGATACCCAGGGCCCGAGGCGCGTCCAGCCTCAACCAAGATCATTCGCCAAGCGCATCAGCAGCACGTCAGCCGGGCGGGCGTCTGCACATAGCGTCACCCCGCTGTGCGCGTCACTTGCCGCGATGCTCGCGCGTTGACTTGTATGGACAGCGCGAACGCGAAGACGCGCTGGAGCGCGAGAAAAACGCGGTTAGCGTCAAGCGGCCCCATCGTTTGGCCCCCAATTCACTTGCGTGAGCGCTGCGCCCAACTCCTGCGGCGAAAGGCCCGCTTTCTTGCCCCGCGCCATTGCGTCCACGATGGCCCCGAGCGCCCGCGCCCTGCCGCCCACGTCAAAGGCCTGCACGGGGCGGAGCGTGTCAATCATCACCGGCACGCCGAGCTTCTCGGTCACTTCCTCGCCGAGCAGCTCGGCGAGGGGCTGCAACGTCCACTGGCACAGATGGCGCTGCGCTTCGCGCACCAGCGTCCCTTGCGCCGCGTCCACAAAGAGCGCCGGCAGGACGCCGAAGGCCGTCAGCGCGCCCGCGCGGGCCGCTTGCAGCGATTCCAGCGGCATCATGCCCTGAATGTTGGGCATCATGCTGGCGGGATTCCAGTTCTGCGCGGGGGCTGGCCCGCCCGCTGCCGTCACGTTCACGGATTCGCGGAGCAGGACGCGCCCTCGCCGCCCTGTGAAGCTGCGGGACAGCGCGGCCATGTCATTCTCGCCGCTTTCGGGGAAGGGCACGATTTGCGAGCCGATGGGCGCGTCCCGATAGACTTCCGCCAGCGCACCTTCGACCGCCTGCAACACCCCTGCCGACAGGCTCGCCCTGTGGAGCGAGGGCGATCCCGCCCAGGGCGTTACGGGGCTGCTTCCGACCGCGACGTGCAAGACCTCGCCTGCCAGCACCGTCTCCGAGCGCCCGCCGCCCGCCTCGCTGATGGTGACGCGATAGGCGCGGGGCGCCGTCGCGGGTGGACAAGTCCCAATCGCTGACCGGCAACAGCCGATCCTCGTGGATCAGGAACATGGCTTCGCCCCGCAACGCGACGGCGCGGGCGAACATGGCCAGTGTCTTGCGCGTGAGCAGTCGGGTGCCCTCCACGTCGGCAAGCGCGAAGGCCCCTTCCACAGGCTGACGCAGCTTTGAACGGTCGAGGTCAGTTCCGCGACCCGCGACGTGCCCGCCAGCCATTCGGCCCGTGCGGCGATCAGATCGGCCGTGTAGCCCATCGCCGCAGCCCGCTTCTCGATCACGGGTTCGCGGCGTTTGAACAGATCAAGGATGCCCATCAGTTCGCCCTCCGATGCGGGCGGAGCAGATCGGCCGCGCCCGAGTTTTGCAGCGCCTTGGCGATGCAATCGGCCGGGCGCGTATAGCTTTCCTGCGTCTTGTGGCCGGGGGCCGTTTCGCCGTCCTTCATCTCGGGCGTGACGATCCAGCGCATGGACGTGGCCCAGAAGTCGGAGTCTTGCGCGTCGATTTGCTGCATCAGGTAGTTCGTCAGCCGCGCCGCAGCCTTGATGACCGCAGGCGGAGCCGGATTGTCAGCCCCGACGATGGCCGTGATCCTGTGAGCATCGCCGCGCAGCACGATCCCGCCCCAAGGCGAGAGGTCCACAACACGCGAAGCCCAATCGCTCGACCAATGCTCGACCTTGGTAATCGTCGCGGGCCAGAGCGGCGGCGTCCAAATCCCGTCGCCCTGCACCAGCCATGTCACTTCGCGGGGCGTCCGGCGATGGGCGCAATAGCTTTTGATCCGCTGCCAGACCCACGATTGATCCCCGATGGCGACCGGCTGGCCGTTGGAATCATGGACTTGGATCAGCGCGGTTTCGGGAATGACGGGCCAGCTTTCGGGAAGGGCCTCAATCGTCCGCATTGTTTCAGCCACTTACGCCCTTCAACAGTTCAGGCTGCGGTTCAGACCCACACGGGGCGGCTCGGGCAATAGCAGCCGCCATCCGTAGGCGTCCAGTTCCGCGCCTCACTCTGGGTTTCGGGATAAGCCGGGCGCGTGACCACGCTCATTTCGTAAAGCAGCGCCGCAAAGATCGTCCGAATGATCGCCGTGCCGAGCGAGGGGTCTTCTTCCTCGACCTTTTCCGCATCCGGCACCGCGCGTTCGGGTAGAATTCGAAAGCCCGGCGAAAGCCCGGCGAAAGCCCGCGAACAGCACGGCAAGGAAAACCTTGACCCACGACACTTCCTGCATTTCTGGGGTAATGTCGGCTTCCATCGTCAGCGCGTCGTCGGCGTCTTTCAGCCGCAGCGTGCCCGCCGATTTGCTGGCGAGCGGCTGGCCGTAATCATGGCCGACCAGCAAATGAATATCCTCCTTCGGATCTTTCACCCGATACTCGAACGCCCGCGAAGCGATGACCTCCTTGCGGGGACGCCCGGTGCGGCCACCGTCCGTCAGGACGGCAGCCTTGTTGTAGGGAAAGCGGCCATGAAGCGCGAAGGCGCCGGATGCCCGCTTGCGGACTTCAAGCCCGCCCTCGTGACCGCCCCAGAGCATCACGCACCCATCAGCCCGGTCAGGATCGCCAGTTGCGACCCCCGCGCCACGGTCACGTCGGCGGTCAGCAGCGCGGTCAGCCGCAGGGTGCCCGATTGCGCGTCCGAGTAGGGATCGCTGATCAGGTCCATGCCGCCCCAGATGCCGACATAGAACGGCGCGATGCCGCCCGTGTTGGTCGTCAGGACTGCGGCACCCTCGGGCAGCGTCGGGGCCAGCGCGATTTGGCTGGCCGGGATGTGCTTCACCAGCCGGTCCCATTGCGACACGGCGGTGCCCGCAATCAGCGCGTCGTTCAGCTCCGCCCAGATTTCCGGGTTGAAGCCCATGCGGATGTCGCCCGGCGACTTGACGAAGTTCCCGTCCATGAGCGCGACACGACGCCGCCCGGAACGCGGCCCAGCTCGCGCCCGCGCCCATAGGAGTGACGGGGATGCCGTAGCTGCCCGACCCCGGCAGGATGCCGAGGGGCTGGCCGTTCGCGCCGCTGCCCATCAGGATTGCCCGGTCAAGTTCGGTCTGCACCGCTGCGTTCATGTCGCGCCGGATCGCCTGTTCCAGCCCGTCGCCCGCCTGCTTCAGCGCCTTGCGGGTGATCCGCATGTGGACGCCGAGCGTATGGTCGGGTTCCAGCATCCGCTCCGCGAAGTCGAAGGGCTGCGGCCCCGGCACGTTCGCGCCTTCGGTCGGTGCCCAGCCCGCAATCGCGCCCGCCGTGGCGACCGGGATGGCGACCGCGCCTTGCGTGATGTTGATGACCTCGCCGCCCAGACGGGACGCGACCGACGCCGGGAAGATACGGTCGATCAGCGGGCGGATGGTGACGGGCTACGGCACGTCGCCGCTCGTCGTGGTGCCCGCGACCAACTCCCGCTGTTCCAGCGCGGCCAGCGGCACGGGGATGCCCCGGTAGCCGCCGTGCGAGCGCATCTCCTGCACGATCTCGGCCGTCTGCCCGGAAAGGCTGCGGCCTTCTTCCAGGGCCGCGACGACCTGCCGAAGCTCGAAGCCCGCGACCATATCAGCCCATTCGCGCCCCGAGCGCGTTTCCAGTTCGTCGCCCGCATTGCGGCGCTCGGTGTCTTCGGCGATCAGCGCCGCACGGTAGCGCGTTTCATTCGACCGATATTCGGCATCGAGCGCCTCCATCGAACGGGTTTCTTCATCGGAGGGGTTTTCCTTTCCGACGATCCCGGCCAGTTGTTGGCGGATTTCCGATTGCCGCCGCGCGATCTTCACACTGTCAAGCATTCCTGTCTCCTGTGTTATGCTTCGCCGGCATCATATCCCGCACGGCAGATTTCCACGCCCCACGGGCGGGATTGGGTGTGCCCATGCCGACCTCAATCCGCGTCATGCGCGAATGGCAGGCCGAGCAGAGCGTTTGCAGATTGGTCAGATCAAAAGCCCTTTCGGGCGCATTCCTAACCGGGCGGATATGATCGACCTCCAGCCGATCCACGGACCCGCAAGAAACGCATTTCCATTCGTCGCGGCGTTTCGCCAGCAGCCGAACGGCTTTCCAGCGTTCGGTTCGCAGAATGGCGCGCGAATAGCGGGGATGCGTCACGCCCATGTCGCGGCGCTCGCATTGCGAGAAGGACGCCCCATGCACCGCGCGCCCTCGGCGACGGCAAGCACGGTCGCGGCAACGGCGTCGATGCGCCCCGTGGACCGGGCTTTCGCCAGCTTCAGGTTGTTCGCAGGATCACGCAGCACCACGGCATCAGCGAAAGCCGAGCGCAGCAGCAGCGACGGGCGCGACTTGACCTTTCCATCGTAGGCCGCGCGGCGGAAGCGTTCGCAATCCTCGCCGCCGTCGCGGAAGCCCTGACCACGCCAGACGACCGGGAAGCGGACCCCGGCGCGGTCCAGCGCCTCGGCGAGTTCCGATTGCTTGTAACGGTCGGCGGTCAGGGCGGAGACGTTCTCGCCCTCGACCTGACCCATGATCTCCTTGAGCCACAGGGCGACGGGCACGGTCTTGTCGCCCATCGTGTTCAACTCGCCCCGGTTCTCCATCTCGATGTATCGGCCCGACACGCCGTTGGCAGCGCCGCGATCCGCAAGGCCGGGATTGCAGGGAAAAGTGACGAGGGCTTCCAGCCGCCCGGTGGCAGGCCAGTAATAGGCCGCAGCCGACATGGACGCGGAGCCGCCAAGGTCGATCCCGACGATGCACTCCCCCGAACGCGGCGGCAGGTCCGCCGCTTCGCAGTTCAGCCATTCGTCGGCGGTCAGCAGCACGTCCCGCGCCTCGCCGCTGACCCGCTCATTGCGGTTGTAGAGGCGGAAGCTCGTGAGCGTGGACCCGCCCCGCGCGTTCGCCCGCCGCGCCTGCCCTTGCAGCCATTCAAGGCTCGACCCGATGCCGTGGTCCGCGCCGGGGTTGGCGACCTCCAGCGATGGCAGATCGTCCACATGGAGGCTTGGCGGGGGCCGGTGTTCCTGGATGTAAACGCCGGGCTGCGGGTTATCGAGCCATTGGCTGAAGGTGTGGGTGTCGGTGCTGGCTGAGGTCGAGATGAGCAGGCCCTTGCCGCCCCGCTTGCCCAGACCGGACAGCAGCGCGTGTTCCAGATCATCGCCCTTGTCGAGCGGCCAATGCCCGCGCTCGTCCATCAGAACCAGCGTCGGGACCGAGCCAAGCGCCGTCTTGCCGTCCGCGCTGATGGCGCGAAGGATGTGCGGCCCGCCTTCGCCCTTGTATTCGATCTCAAGGCGCGGGGCGCAGCGGAACTGGAGCTGGGCCCGTTCTTCCTCGGGCAGCGATTGCGCGAACCCTGCGACGAAGTTCCACGCAATAGCGGCCTGATCCCGGCTGCGGGCGGCGAGCAGGATGTCCCGGCGGGGCTGCTTGTCCCACACCCCCATCAGCGAGCCGCGGGCGATCCCCGCCGATAGCGCGGTCTTGGCGTTGCCGCGTCCGATGGACAGGCAGGCCACGTTGATCTCCGCCGCCAATACGCCGTTCACAAACTGCTCCTGAAACGGAACCAGCGTCAGCGGTTGACCGGCCTTCGGGCCTTCAGGGATTTGCAGCGTCTTTAAGAACCGCGTGGCAAGCTGCGCGTCGGTTCCGGTCAGCCAAGGAGGGGTGAAGCTCATGCCAGCAGCCCCCCCCAGCCGCGACGGGCGAGAGGCGAGATAACTCCCCCCGCGTGTGCCGTCCCCCCAAAGAACTAGGCGTTGGCCCCATTTCCCATTCTCATGTTGATCTCGTATTCCGCCAATCCCATTAGCCGGAACTTACGAAAAACATGAATAGAAACGCGCGTTAATTCACCCCTAATTCGATGAATTCCAAAAGGGCAACGGGGTCAATGCTGCAGTGGATTCAAATCCTTTCAATCTAAAAGATATGAATTAATGAAGTATATGAAGTAACCGGGCATGTCAGCAAAATCTGTTGGTGAGGCTTCGCGGCTGGCATGATCCGCTAACATTGCTCGTCCCTGTCATCGGAGGAGCGCAGCCGTGCCGAACCATCCTAAGCGTCGAAGCAAGCTGGATCGG